AGAGCATTAACTATTACACAACCCGAAATGAGCCGTGCGGTTACTGCGGCATCTCGGCAACTTTACGAAGAAAGTGGTGTAGAGTTAGTGCAATGGCTTGTTGCTGACCCTTGTAATATATGTCAAGAGAACGCAGATGTTTCGCCTATCGGTATTGACGAAACATTCCCAAGTGGAGATACCGAACCACCTGCACACCCAAACTGCGTTTGTGATATTGCGCCTTATGTTGTAGATACTCGCAATATAGGCGAGGACGCATTATTATTTATACTCGGAGATGAGGAATAACAAATGGCATTTAATCATATAAACGCAAGCACTTTAACAACAGCATCAATTCTTTTTGTAGTAGATAGTGATGCACGACCATTAACACCAGTAACAATTTATAACGGTCATAGCGCATCAATCTTTATTGGCGATAGAACTATTACTACATCAGGCGCAACTATTGGTCGCACAATAGCAACAACAGTTTCACAAACATTTTATGTAAACCCAAATGATGTTGTTTATGCAATTTCAGCCGCCGCTTCTGCTGCTGGCGCAGTAGTTATTACATATTCTGCATAAAATGGCAGATAAGCCAGATTACGAAAGTATCAATCAAGGCGGTGGCAATTCTGAACCGTCTGATACTGATTTGTATAACAGAGTAAAGCGTGAAGCAAAAGCAAAGTTTAATGTATATCCCTCTGCCGTTGCTAATGCTTGGGTAGTTAGAGAATATAAAAAGCGTGGCGGTGGTTATCGTAAAACCGAAAGCAAAAAGATGATTTTGAAAGAAGATGGGTTTTTACCACCACAAACTGTGCGTAATAATGCCAAGCGTGGTTTAGAATTACGCAGAGAGTTTGGTCGTGGCGGAACAGAAGTTGGGGTTGCTCGTGCTAGAGATTTGTCAAATGGCAAATCATTACCGTTAGAAACCATCAATCGTATGGTAAGTTATTTCGCTAGACACGAAGTAGATAAAAAAGGAGAAAACTGGGGAAATGCATCTGACCCATCAAGAGGATATATTGCTTGGCTTCTTTGGGGTGGCGATGCAGGCAAAACTTGGGCTAACTCAATAGCCGAACGAGAAAAGAAAAAGGATAAATCAATGATTAAAGATATTACCAGTGCATTTGCAAGAATTATTAAGCAAGAAAAACTGGAAGATGGAACTTTGCTAGTTTATGGTAAGGCAACTGATGATGCTTTAGACATTGACCAACAAATTTGTGATGCCGCTTGGTTAGAAAAGGCAATGCCAGAGTGGTTTAAAACTGGTGGAAATATTAGAGAACAACATAGCAATATTGCCGCAGGAGTTGCAAAAGAATTAAATTCTACTTCTGATGGTCATTATATTTCTGCACTTGTTGTTGACCCAGTTAGCGTTAAGAAGGTTGAAACTGGTGTGCTAAAAGGATTTAGCATTGGCATTCGTTCGCCTCGTATAGTGCGTGATGAGAAAGCCGCAAATGGTCGCATTATTGATGGACAAATTGTAGAAGTTTCGCTAGTAGATAGACCAGCAAATCCAAATGCTAAATTAATGCTTGCGAAATCAGATAATGCAAATAACTTAGTTCAAGTTGAGGAACTGGTTGAAACTATTGATGCTGAAACCGTCAAAGGAGATAATATGGAACAAGAAGTAGAACAAGATGCTAAAGCGGTTTCAGAGAAGCCGTCTAAAGAAGAACTGCTAGAAAGACTTAAAGAAGCACATAAGATGTATAAAGAAGCAGAAGCCATGTGCAAAGAAATGGGTTGTTCAGATGATGAACTAAAAGCCCAATATGGCGAAAGTGCCGAAGAAGAAACCGAAGAAGGTTCATATCCAGAAGCCGCCGAATCCGAAGTTGCAGAAGCCAAAGAAGAAAAACCTTTGGATAAAGCAGATAGCGCCGATTGCAATTGCGCAGGTTGTGAAGATTGCGCAGAAAAAGGCGGTTGTGATAAAGCAGTTTGCAAAGGTCATAAAGAAACAAAATCCGTAGCCAAGTGTTTAGAGTGCGGTTGTGACCAACCAGCAGATGCTCACGGTCGCAAAGATGTTTCAACTGCAACTATGGTTTCACCTACCGATACTCCTAAGAGTATTAACACAATTGTTCCTTCAACACATATTGAAGATATTGGAACAATTATTGAAGATGAAGATTCCAGTTCCGACGAGGACTTGGATAAGTCTGCTATAAGTAATGGCACATTAAATGCTATTATTGAAAAAGCCGTAAAGAGTGCAACTGCAACTGTTGTTAGCGAGATTGGTGCTTATCAAGAAGCAATCAATAAGTTAGAGACAGAGTTAGCAACGGCTAAAACAAAAGCAGTAGGAAGTGGACCAAAGCGTTCAGCAATTAAGCAACCAGAAATCGTGCAACTTAGCGACCTGCTTGCTAAAGCCGCTGAGTATCGCCAGAAGTCAGCCGTAACCTCAGACAAAGATTTGGCTCGTGGTTACAAGGAATTGGCTCAAGATTTTGAAGCCAAAGCCTCAGCACTAACAATAAAATAAAACTCTTTACGAAAGGAACAAAATGGCTCTAAATGCCCCAAAGGCTACTGAACTATTTTCCGATGCAGGTTCTGCTAAAGAAGCAGCAACACGCATGGACGAATACTCAGCAGAATTTAACAAGTCTGTCGGTAATTCCGTAACAGACCCATCAGCAATTATGTCAATCAAGAACGGCTCAGCGACATTTGCAACAGCAAGTGGCAACGCAGTAGCACAACTTGAAAGCATGGTTACTAACAAATCTCTTTCACCTGATGCAGTAGGCGCTCTAAACAACGCTCTAGCATCACAACGCATGGCGATGCAGGATATCCAAAAGGACATCACACTTACATCTCCACTTAGCACATCTTTTGCTGCTTTTGACCTAGAAGCACCATCTAAACTGCTAACACCTCGCCCAACTCCACTACGCAACAAACTACCCCGTAAAAAAGGCGTAGGCACATCACACCGTGTAAAGCGTATTCTTGGTTACACAGGAACTGGAACTGGCGGAATTGGCAACACATGGCCCGGCATTACAGAAAGCACAACTACCGCTTTTGGTTCAATCAACTACGAGCGTGGTCCAAAGATTTCTTACAGTGCTGACGATTTAATCCTGCCTTACAACTCATACTCACTATCAGATAGCGTGTCATTTGACGCTAACTTCTCTGGTATGGGATATCAGGATTTGCGCCAACTATCTTCAACTTCAACACTTTATGCAACAATGTTGATGGAAGAAAGAATGCTTCTTATGGCTCGTGGAACTGCATCAGGATATTCTGGCGCACTTTCAGCACCTACATTTGCACTTGCATCACCAGTAGCATCAGGACAAACCGCATTAGCCGCAAACACTTACTATGTAAATGTTACTGCTGACGCTGGTATTTCTGGTTCAGGTTTTGGTGAGTCAATTCTAGGAACAGAAGCATCAACCGCAGTTGCATCAGGAGATGTTTTAACTGTAACAGTTTCAACCGCAGTATCAGGCGCACTTGGTTACAACATTTATGTTGGAACTGCAACTGGCGCTGCTAACTTGAAGTATCAAGGAACTCTAAAAGGAACTGGCACATTCACCATTCAAGATGCTGCTGCCACTAACCTAACTGGAAACAATGCCGCTTTCAACACCACAGGTGCTGCCGCATCTCGCGCATCAACAGATACATCTGCTTACGCAACTGGTTATGACGGAATTCTTCCAACAGTTCTTGGTGCAAATTCAGGTTACAACAATTCAATTAACGGCAACTTCTCAACATCAAACCCAGGCGTTGAATACCAAAATGTATTCTCACGCTTGTATGATGCAGTAAAGGCTGACCCAGATGAGATTTACCTAAACGGCGCAGACCGTAAGCAACTCTCAGATGCAATTAAAAATGGTTCAACTGCTAACTATCGTATTAATCTGGCACAAACAGATACAGGCGATTATGTCGGTGGCGCAACTATCGGTGGACTACACAACGAAATCACAGGTAAGTTAGTTCCGCTAACTGTTCACCCATGGTTACCACAAGGCGTAAGCCCAGTTGTGTCCTACACACTTCCAATTCCAGACACAGAAGTTTCAGATGTATGGAGCAACTTTATGGTTCAGGATTACATGGGCATTCAATGGCCTGTAACTCAGTTCGCATATGAGTTCTCAACATACTTCCGTGGAACATTCTTCTGCACTGCTCCAGCATGGAACGGCGCAGTATCAGGAATTGTTAACGCTTAGTTAATCCTTTGGAGAGTGGCACGGCATATAGCGGTTGTGCCACTCTCTATCTAAGGGAAGGGAAATAAAATGGCAAGATTAATAGCATCTGACGGCGGAGTTCGTGGCGTAGATGTAGCAACACCTAGAGGCACATATAAATATAATCCTGACCGCAAAGGGGTTATTAATGTTGAAAATGCAAATCATGCACGACAAATGAAATCAGAAGGCTTTTTTGAAGCATCTTTAATGGGACCTACTCTTAATGAAAATCTTGGTTATACTTGTATGGAATGTGGCTTTGGTAGTTGGTTTTCCAAATGTAGTCGGTGTGGAACAGAAAACTCTAAAACACTTAGAGATGGGGAATAAATGGCGGTCGGCTTAACTCACGATACTTTTACAGAAAGTGCATACATTACTATTGCAGAATTTAAAAATGCACCTACTTCTATTGATTATAACAATTTAGTTATAGGTGGAAACGGTAATGCGCAAGACGCAGAATTACAAAATGTTATTTTGCGTGCATCTTCGTTTATGAACGAGTATTTTAATGCCAATTTAAATGCAACTGAATATGTAGAAACGCAACGCACTAGATTTACAAATGATGGATTTGTGGCACTACACCCAAACAATTCACCTATTATTGCTTTATCAGATTTTAAATATGGACCAAATCCAAATAATCTAGTTACATTAGCAGATTGCGATAACGCTTGGTTTGAAGAACAACAAATAATTATCCCATTATCAAATGTAGCCACAAGTTATTCATCACAAGGACCTTTAGCATTTGGCGGATACGGAACACCACGACAACAAATTTTTTGTTTATATACTTATGTTGCTGGTTATGTAAATAATGCTATTACTACTGGAACTGCTGGCGCATCATCTATAACAGTTGCTAATGCAACAGGAATAGTTCCTAGTCAAACACTTAAAATTTCAGATGCGTCAAGTAGTGAAAATGTAACAGTTGCCAGCAATTACACATATGGTTCTACAACCGTGCCATTAACCTCTGCGCTCGTTTATAGCCACACAACAGGTTCTACCATAGGAAATATACCTAGTGCTATCAAACAGGCTTGTATCCTTATGACAACCGCCTTTTTGAAGGCTCGTGGAGATAGTTCTATGACCATGCA